ATTAGTTTACCTCTGTATCAAATAGATGTGCGTGTGCAAATTTAAAAGTGATAGATTTATCGTTGTTTTGCTGTAAAAGATTAAGATCGTAAGGACAAGATTTAAGCCAATTTTGAAATTCAATATCGCAACTTAGCCATTCAAAGTAAACTCTTGTACTTTTGTTTTGTGTTTGCATTTGGAAAACCTCTCGGTGTTGTGTTCTCTTTTAATATATAGCAAGGGTATACCCCTGTCAAGTAATTAATAATAAACAATAAAAAACCCTCTATAAAAGAGGGCTGTAATTATGTAAATTTAATTTACCAATCTATAGATTGTTGTAATTCTCTAAAAGATCGGACAAAAAACCCTCCGCCCATAGCTTCAGTCCAAGGATTATAAACTGTTTCGGGAATCAAAATATAATATTTGATTTCGTCATCATGTTCTTCCTCTACTATTCCATCTATAGCAGGGTGAGCTTCGGCTTCTTTCCAACTTCTTGGTGTTTTGCCTTTTGTAGTCTTGTTTACCATTGGATAACCTCTCGGTAGTGTTTACATTATTAAGTATACATCTAGGGTATACCCCTGTCAACATATTAATTATTTTTTTTATAAACCTCTACATCTGTTTTACATTTTGCACAATGTAAATACGTTATAAAATCATAAGTATCATCTAGTTCATATTCTTGCGTATCGCTAATAATTAATTCTTTTTTACAGTACAGACAATTCATTTTATTAATCTTGCATATTGTTCAATAGTCATTACAACACGCCAATTATCACCTTCTGCACAACCTGGTCTTTTGTTAAACCTAACCATTGTAATAGCATGGTCTACTTTTGCGTTTAGTCTTTGCTGTTCTGCTTCTCTTGGCTTTCTAAGTACTGCTTCACTTTTATTTTTCATATCACAAACCTGCACAATAGTATTAGGTAGGCCAACTAAATCACCTTTATCTTTATCCTGACCTGCACCAAATCTACGTTCAACTATATGCCCTGTTGCTGCTGATAAATATATACAGGCTTCTCTTTCAGCCCTATCACCCTTATTTTTTTGTGCGTTCATCTGGATTTTTTGTACCTAACATTAGTTTTAACATCTCAGGCCATTTACCTGTATCAAGATTTTTAATAAATTCATCAATTTCCCAATTTCCCCAAAAATCTTTTGTTCTTCTGTTATTACCTTTATATGCACAATTACCTTTATGATAAAAACGTAGTGGTGCTTTATTGTTTTTTGAACATGACATAGGAAAATCAACGACACCTTTATTATTTTTTATAGGAAGTCCACAATTTTCACATATAAAATAAAATCTTGCTTCTTCATCTACATATTTTATATTCATTTTTCTAAATCTGTTATTTTTTTCTTTAGCTCGTCATATTGCACTATGTATTCCTTTGTACTAAATGTTTTTCTGTTACTAAACATATATTTATCAGACAATGCACCTAACTGTACATATAAATCATCTATAATTTCTTGCTTTTTTATATTAAATTCTAAAGTTAACGTATCTGGTTCTTGTGGTTTTTTAGTCCAATCTGCTACTAACGTAAGTAACTCTTTCACACGCTTTAATGCGTTTTCAATTTTTTCTGTTGTTTTCATCTTATTGACCATGTAAAACCTGTTTCTAATTTAGTTGCTATACCTTCTTCTCTTTCCTGTTGTTCTTTATCTTCTATTGCATTTATCATATCTTTCCTAAATCTATTTGTTTTATCACTATATTCCCATTTTTCTGGTTTGCGTTTACGTGTAGCCTTTACACCTTCAATACTAAATGTACTCATAATAATACTGTCCATATAATATTTTTCTAGTACCATCTTTTTTTCTGTTATCTGCATATCTATTTCTTTTTTTTGTGATTGCAG